TCGTCGTATCCTTAAACCCAGCTAACTCCACCAACTGTGTCAAAGTGCTGTAATACTGTTCCTGTCCAACAAGCGGGTTAACGGGGCCAAGCTGGGCCAATATCTGTTCTTGTTTAGCAAGCAATTCTCTGAGCATTGCCATACGTTCCATCTCAGTACCACGACCTAAGCCTACGTTAGCCACAACATCCATGCTGGTAGTCCAGAAGCGAGGATCGATTGGGACAAACTCGTTTCTCAGTTTCACCATTCGTTCTGAGTCTTGGTGCATAACGACTAAACGATATATCCCCTCAAACAAACGCTTCATACCGTCTTCAGCAAATAAACGAGCTATCAGCTCGGTTCTTTGCTGAGCTGCACTGATGGTCTGCGCCACAGCCATCTGGGTTGAAGACTGTAGAGCGGATGGGTCGAGACCATCAGCCGCCCTAGAAACACCTGTTCGGTTTTCCCTAATCAAATCCATGTATTCCAACATGGAGTACGCTTCCTTCCCAACAAAAGGCATATTGAATGGCTGGACAGCGCCAGGACTACGCATCCTGATAACACCGCCAATCTCTGTGTTTAACAAATCATCAACATTCGCCTGACCTTCTACAAAGGCGACACGCTGATGCACCGACAAAGCCAGTGAATCGAGGGTGGATCTTAGGACGGACGATTTAATTCGTTGTATGTCGGCTGTTAGGTCTGCTACTGACAAGCCAAAGAACGTATGTGGTTCAGGGTCGCACATAAAGGTAGCGAACGGCACAGCATCACATGGCGTGTTGCGATACACCTCATACTCTTCTCCAATCGTACAGATCTTTCTAAGCTCTGCACGATTGTCACCATCCACATCCATCTTCACATAAGATTCTATGTAAAGGGCTCTTCGCATAGTGGGGTCATCGTTGACCTGCATGTCACTGAGGCTGGGGTTTCTAACCTCAGACTCAGGGTTAAAATCAAACTCAGTCTCGTTAGTAACATGCTGCTCAACGTCATCATAGTCGTAGCCCATTTCAACGAGTTCACTAAGAGTTAGATAGCGCCTGTGCGCTACTAACTCTGCCGTTTCAAGATCCTTTGCATTACGAGAGATCAAAAACTCTTCAGGTGGTACGGCCTCAATTTTGATTCGGCCTTCGGGGGTGATTCTTACCCCTCTGACGTTGTAAGTGACCGAGAGCAGATTTCCTTGCTCATCGTTCTCCTCAACCATCTCTATCTCATCGAGAGAAACTTCTTCTTCGCTGTTCAGTACGTTCAGCGCTTCTTCAGTCAAGCCTGTGTAGTAAATGCCTTCAACTTTATCTGAGACATCCCAATAAAACTTAATGAAGCCAACCTTCTTCATCAACGAATCTTTAAAGGCTTGGAACAACACAGAGAATCCTGGGTTATCCCGCATGAAAATATAGTTACAGTAATCGGTCGCTTGTTTAGCTATTTCTGTGTCTTCAGGGCCGTGTGGAGCAAACTCAACGATGTGTTCACCACCAGTAAAGATACGCATGAGAGAGGGCAAAATACCCTGAATCGTATCTCTCACATCCATAGAAACGACTTGTGAGCGGCCTTCCTCTTCGTTGCCAAACTCTTCACCCAAGTAGTATTTTTCAGCCATCGCACGAACAGGGGAGATCGTGTTGTCGATGAAATCTATCGCATCATCTAACTCACTAGTAATAATGCTCTTGACTTCTTCCTCATCCATACCGATGTCTGCATCGGTCTCAAACTCATAAGCTTCAGACATCAGTTAACTCTTTTGCCCTTTGTGGCCGTTTGCTCTTGGTACGTTCTAGGATTTGCTGGACATCTTTAGCCGCTTGTCTATTCCCTTTAGGGCCATCGGCGTAATGTTTTCCTGGCATCGAGAAAACCTACATGTAGTATTTCGTTGCATCATTATAACTGCTACAGTAAACGGTACAAAAGTGACAACTTTGTACCCCTCGGTGTAGCGGCATCTCTCTACGTGATAAGGCCAATATCTCAACCTAGCCGCTACACCGCTTTTTCAAGCATTTAATAACTTAGAAGTATGCGGTTAAACCCTCTAGGGGTTTTACCGCATTTAAACGATTCCCCTAATGTTACGCTTTAGGGGCTGACTCCAGTTTGTAGAAGCGCCACGACCTTTAAGGCCGATGGCAGCATCGCCAGCAAAGGTAAGACACAGAGCATCAGCCTTGTCAGGGGAGGGTAGGCCACGCTTCTTCATATCATCCTTGGACTCGATCTTCATCTTCCCAGCCGATGTGAACTGGTATCTTGGAGATACCAGTTCAGCTAAGAGCTTGTCATCCTTTGGTAGCCTGACTTCGCGTGTCTCCAGCCACGCCTTCACCTTGAACCAAAGCTCAGCCCTTAGATTCATGTAAGTCGTTCCCATCGAGGGTGACTCAGCGGTATTAATACCTATCGCTGGTAAACCCAGCTCTTGTAAACGATCAACTACTCCACCACCAACACCAATGGAGTCCACCAATATCTCCGCTGGTTGCTCACTTGGTCGGATTGCATCAAAGTCAGCCTTGATCGCACCAGTAAGCTGCATCAAGTCCAAGTTCTTCCAATCCTGAAAGTGGGTAACTACTCGGCCTTGTCGCTTGCAGAGCACCGAATAAGCAGAGCCGAAACGAGCTACATCAAGCCCCCAGATAATCTCAGCTTCCTCATCCACCTCTATATCTCGTTTAAAACTCGATTCAACGATTTCTAATCCAATCACCGTATCGTCATCAGCTACCGCAAACTCTCCCAATACCCTTATGCGGAACGCATTACTGTCAGGGCCATACTTCTCACGCATCTCATCAACATAAGCTGGAGCGACTCTTGGAGAGTCGAGACAGCTTACCTTTCGTGTCCACCACTTATCACGATTACTATGATGCGTATCAAAGAAATACCCCGATGTGCGAGTCGGGTTGCCAAGCAACACGACCGTAGCGTTAGCACTACTCATCGTGCCATAACCTGCTTCAAAGACCGACTCAGGCACACCAGAAGCCTCATCGATCAAAATAAGGCAATTGGTACTATGAATACCAGCCAGTGTCTCTGGCGACTCTGAGCGACTCGTCCTGGCACTTATCCAAGCCTCATTGGGTGCAGCCTTTAGGTATACACGATCAGTCTTGGTTTCCAGAAGTGCCTGTAGCACTTCTGGTAACGCCTTAACCCAACGTAGCACTTCACCAAACAAGGCATCGAATAACTGAGCCGAGGTAGGAGAAGTACACACTACCTTGCAAGGATAACGAGTTAATAAGAACCAGATCATCGCCCAGGAAGCAGCAGAGCTTTTACCTACGCCGTGACCACTCCTAACACTACAGCGCCTAGTACCCTTAGCTATCTCGTTTAACAAGTCTGCTTGCCACGGATCAGGCTCTATACCCAAAACCTGTTGCACAAAAGCAACAGGGTTTTGGTGGTAGCTTTCTACAAATTCAACAAAAGGATTAGGCTGCGTCATCCTTGTACCCGTTCAATATGTTGCCAAGAGTACGCAAAGACAGCTTCACCCTGTTGCGGCCACATGAATATCGTTCAACAATGTCCTTCTGAATCTCCCTGTAAGTCGAACCCTCCAACCGCATCTCAACCATGCGATCAATGGCAATGCTGCGATAACCGTGGTCAAACACCCTGTCATCGTCAACAAACTGCCCCCACTTACAATCTGAGCGGGTGGAGTACAAGCCCTTAGCCTTCTTCTCAGCCCTGCCTTCGGCAGTTCTCTCAACGAGGTTCTTACGCTCCCATTCGATGAACATGGACATGACAGAGACCAGCAACGCTGCCATCTGATCTTCGGGATCAGTGAGCTTGCCAAAGTCACCTGTGATGAGAGTGATATCCGATTTTTTGAAATCGTCTATCACTTGAAGTATGTCTAACTGAGTACGAGATAAACGATCTATCTTCGCGACCAATAAGACATCGCCAGCTTGGAAGTCTATGTCAGCGACACCAGGACGCTCGTAGAACGGTTTAGTGCCAGTGACGGCTAGGTTGTTGATCCATTCGTCAACCACTAGGTCGTGTTTGGCTGCGAGAGCATTGATTTGCTTCTCTTGCCACTCAGGGGAAGTGTTATCTATCTGGGTAAAACTGGATACGCGAATGTAGCCGTAGCATTT